CTGACCCTGCGATCGTAAATTGGGGTATTGTAAACGCACCATCGGCGATCGGTTGAGGTAGCGTGACGCTCGCCGACCCAGTGATCGTGAACTGGGGTATCGTAAACGCACCATCGGCGATCGGTTGGGGTAGTGTTGCGGTCGCGGACCCTGCGATCGTGAACTGAGGTATCGTAAACGCACCATCAGCGATTGGTTGGGGTAGTGTTGCGGTCGCGGACCCAGTGATCGTGAACTGGGGTATCGTAAACGCACCATCGGCGATCGGTTGCGGTAGCGCGGCACTTGCGGACCCTGTGATCGTGAACTGGGGTATCGTAAACGCACCATCAGCGATCGGTTGGGGTAGTGTTGCTGTTGCGGACCCTGTGATCGTTAACTGGGGTATCGTAAACGCGCCGTTTGCGGTAACACCGCCACTTGGCGCTTGTGGTGAAAAATAAACTGGCGCATTTTTGGGTTTTACTAATTGGTACGGGTTACTTGAGAAACGTTGTATTTCTGCGCCAGTAAGCGCTCTATTATATGAATGGAAAAACTCAAACTCACCCGCCGTCCTCTCATCATTGTTAGTTGTGTCACCACCCAATCCTATGGGGTTAATACCCATGCTGGTAGCTACAGTTACACTACCTCGGCTTTCTGCGTCTACAAAATACTCAATCTGATTACCATTTTTGTTTAAAACTACAGTAACCCATTGGTTTTGTACAAGAGAGTTAAATATATTTCTTGGGGAAGTCGCGTTATAGTATTCAAGCCTTGAAGGTGTCAGCTTCATAAACTGAAGTGGACTAGAAACGCCGCCGCTTCTGTTACCAAAAATTATGCCCGTTTGGTTACCCGATATAAATTTTAATCTACAAACCCAAGCAAAACTATCGTTTACATCAATAAATGGGCTTGGGTCGAGTCTTACTATACTATCGGGTAAAGAGTCAGTTAAAAGCGACCTATTCCCATTGGAAGATACTTGCCTAATAACCTCGTTTATACCTAAGAATTCTCCACTCTTAGAGTTATTAACTAAGTTTTCCAACCTTAAACCAGCCGACTCTGAAAAGATAAACGAGCTATGCAGACCATTTGCCAGGCTGTTACTAAAATCTAACTCAACAGCGCCCACTGGCTTTTTCTTTGGATACTTAAAGTCAGTACTGTATCTTTTTGGTAGCCGCTTAATAGCCATTTTTAAGCGTGTGGTCCAATGGCCTTCGGTGTAACGTAAACATCCCATCCCGCGATGAGTGTTTGACCAGATTCATTTTGTATATAAAACTCATACTCCTGGGATGTTTTAGAGTTTGGTAGGTTAATATCTAATGTAATATATTGAGCGCCAGATGTATCGTTAAGTGGAAAGTTGCCGACATAGTTATGCTGAAAATTAGCGTCCGGGACAGGGTTATTATTAGTACCCTCGACATTTAGCAATCTCAAAAACAAATTCAGCGCTGTGCTTGCAGTGGGTGCCACTGAAAAGTTAGCAAGTAATGTCACACTAGCGCTTATTGCATCATCGGTATTTGTAAACGTTGATAAGTCACCTGCGACACTAAACGCCCCGTTTGATACTGCCCCGCTAGATGTTCCCAGCGTTTCCTGAGTACCAAAAAATTCTATCGCTGTACCTGTTGATATAGCCATTATATCACCCCCTCTGCGCGCTTCTGCATTGCGTTCTGTACATGCCCAACTTTTAAATTAGGCCATAGTTTATTTGTTTTTGTTGCCATGAAATACAGCCCATCAATTGCACCTTGTGTAATCGGTAAAGCATTGATGAATAAATGTATATTGGTATCAGTCACAAATAGTGGCGTGGTTTCACTGTTAATCATTGACATAGCCAAAAGACTGATAGCATCAGTCCCGTTGTGCAATATTAAGTAATCGTCAGGAAATGTTGCAGACCACATTTTTAACAAATTAGGTGACAAGTCTTTAAGTGTATTTGCAGTCCATTCTATTGACATTGCATTAAATGCAGTTTGATAATCTGCATAACCTGCTGATGCGTCGGCTATTTCTTTATAATTAACCATCTGATTAACCCTTTTTAAAATATTGTGCTTTCATGATCAACCCTATTTTATAATATTCTTTTATAGTCGGGAATTTACCCAACTATAAACATCATACCCCAAAAGTTGACCGATCAATATACTTTGTTTCACACGCGCCTATTTTGACAGGGTTAAATACAAAAATAACACTCCCCTTGTTATTGGCCGTCTGTCTTACGCCGTTATTTAAAAACGATAAACGACCGTTTGTTATGTATCTAACTTCAGAGCAATATTCCAACGCACGGGAAAACCATTTCACCGACGGATCGCACATTACAAGCATAACAACCCCAACACCCCCCAGTTGCGCCTCAATCGCCTTTTCAACCCACGGCCCAATTTTTGAATAGGGTGGGTTACACCATAACCAAAGGTCGTCACCTGGCCGGTCTATCATACCACGCAACGATACCCAATCTGTAGTAAGCGCATCATCTTCAACCGTCCAATATAGATCACATTTTGCGGTCGAATGCTCGGCGCAAACATCTAGTTCAAACATAAATTCAAAGTCTAATGTGTCGAAAACCTCATTAGGTGTTGCCCAAGTGTCATTGGCCATTTTGCACCCCTAATGCAAGATTATGATAGGCAACGTAATCATGAACACCCGACATAAACGCGCGATTATCCATATACTCACCCATTGCTAGGGCGCTCCTAGCGTGTAAAACACCGACCGATTCGGCGTGTTTCAGCCCCTTGAACCACTGTGATTCCTGTTTAAACATTACAAACCCCCATGACTTAAACGTTGACGGATTTTATCAGGAATAGTGGCAGACAAAATTAATCGACCTGTTTGATACTTGTCCCCACTAATAAATCCCGAACCATCATCATAAAACTGACGGGTAAGTTTAAAACATTGCCCTAGTACGTTGGCGTCATTCATCACAAAGGGGTATAAACAACCCTGGTATTCAGCGAGCAACGTCCCTTTGCACTTACTAATATAAAATTTAATCTTCATAATGTTTTCCTATTGTTATATATTAACCACTGGTTAAACCGTATATTAATTTAATTTTAAAAAGGTGTCAACCACATTAGACGATTTATTATTATGCGTTTATATCTGTTCTAAATATCACAATAGATCGGGGTATTCCCTTTATATATGTAAAAGATCATCATATTGTATATAAATTGTACATTTTGTTATATATTTAATTATAACTACTAATATTATCTTTATTTAGATATTTAGATATAATGATAATAATTAGTAGTTAAGTAAGTAATATATAAGGTTTTTTCTGTGTTCCAAATCAATTAATTATTGTGATATTATTTAGATAAAATTATTTTTATTAGATATTAAAAATGGCTGTTATTTTCATAATATCTAAATGTATCACAGTGCGGGTCCTATTTAGAACCCCGTTATTTACGGCCTAATGACTGTTGAGAAAGGTTGACGGGTCCGCGTTACAATCTTTAGCATAAAACTTTATTAGTCGCCCTGAATCGTTCCTGACGCGTTTTGACAACACATGATAACCCAGGTCAATTAGTATCATTCTTAACCTTTTCGTTTGAGGGAATGTGTTCATAAAATCAAGATCAAGCAACGCCCAGGATTGCAATTCAGTTATATTGATAAACTCAACATTAACGTCCGCACGATCACAAGCTTCAATCGCATCTTCAACAACTATCCTTTCGTCAGATTTGCTAATTTCGATCATTGACCGTTTGGCTTCAGTTTCGGGCGCCGTAGTGGCTTGCATAAACCACGGGTCGATTGGCAATCGTAGCAACCAATCCAATATTTCACCGGCCCCATTTCTCATTGTTTTATACAGTTGTGGGTAATACCCCTCGTTTTCTAACATAAACGTATCGAGTTTGTCTTTGTTTTGCCATTGGGAAAACAGCACACAATAGCGTCGATCGTTTATGTCGATAGGTAACGCGTCCCTAAAATTGGTTAGTGCGAAGTAATTAGTTGTGTTTATCGCTTCAAAGGTGTCTTCGCGCATCCGACGAACTGACACCGTAGGGTTTGTGATATACGGTTTTAACTTGTTCAAGGTTTCGTATTTTTTATAATTATCAAGCTTTAGTTCTTCAATAAATACCATCTGATTACCTTCGGCCCACGGTGTAAACTTTTCGTCTAACGATTCAACGTTTATCGACGCGCAATTCGACGCGCCCAGCACATGCTTCATCATTTCTGATATGAATGATTTGCCGTCACCCTGGACACCCTGCAATATTATTGACCACGGTATTTTTACACCGGCAAACTGTACGTTATGTGCGAGATAGTTAATAATTAACCGCTGTTCTTTTGCTGATGGTAGTAAGTGTGCAATGTGTTTTTTAACAGCCACGACGGCCACGCCTGACTTATAATCGACACGCTCCAATGTGTTCGGTCTAAATGTGTTTAGGTAGTCTATACCGTCATATGTGAATGAATCGCCAAATTGGGGTGCGTACATGCCAGTGTGTAATATTTCGATCATACCATCGATAAATACCGCGGCAGGTTGTGGGTTGCCGTCCTGGTCCGGGGGTGTATCGATATTATGTTTCATGTTGAACGCTTCACGCTTCATTCGTGACTTACATACACGTTGAACAAATTCGGCCGTTTTAGTTAGGTACACATAGTCTTCGTGAAAAGTAGCCTTTTTACGTGGGCGACTTCGTTTTAATATCCGTCTAACATCGGCATCAGTTACACTTTCACCGATCACCGACTTAAACGCGCTTTTAAATGCTTTGACTAGTATGGTTTCGTCAACGGTGTCTAATTTTAGCGCGGCAACTTCTTTAAACAGTGAAACGACTTCGTCGCGGGTTTCGGCCTCGGTGATCTGTTGAAGTAGATTTTTAGCTTTTTCTACTTGCGCGACATTGCGCCCACCGGCCATAGTGATCACCGATGCGAATGTAATTGGCACTGACGCCGTTCGCTTTGCGAATGACTCCCAGCGGCGTCGGTTGGCGCGTTCATCATAGTTTGATGGACTGCGTTTACTAAATTCGTTAAATAGCTCCCAGCCTTTCTCGCCCCCTTCATACTGATGATAAATACCCATACCTACGCGCAACCAATGATCTTGGTTTTCAGCATGGTCGTCACTAAGTTGACTGACATACAACCGTGCTTCATCGTCGGTCAAATCAATGGGTTCATTTATTACCATTGATAGCAAGTCACTTGGTTCGACTTGCGACGTACCCATTTTAATTAGCTTGATAAATTCGTCGGGTAATGCAGGTAAGCATGGTAGCGGATCGCCCAGGGTTTCTAGTAGTCCGATCATTGTCAGGTCTTCATACCCTCGACCTGTTGCAATATAACCCTTGTTTGATGACCGCGAGTCAATGCCGGGTATCCCTAAAATGTTTGTGGTGTTGGGTAGGTCCAGGCCATGAGGTACATTGAATGCGAAATGTAACCCCCCGTTCAATGTATTTTGTAATATGGCGCTGTCCCAATCGAAAATATCACCCAGGCCTAGCGTGGCTTCAATATCCCCCACCGACGCGCCTTTGTGTGTATCGACGTCGATTACAAACACCCCCTCGGGCACCATTATGCCGATCATTGGGGTTGACGCTTCACCGACGTACTCACGCCAGTCCGTACCCTTTTTTATAGCTGGTAACTTCCCCGATGTTAGCGGGAACTTGACTAATTTATTCATTTATGTACATCCTTCTAATACAACAATATTGGTGGGGAGTTAGAACCGCAAACGACGTCCGTTTTTATCATACGCATATTTGGCGGTGGTCACACCAAACGCAAAAGTAAATGAGCAGAAATAACCAATACTCTTGCACTGTTTTTTCATTTTGTTAATAGCTATATATGTGACGATCGACGGTAGTTGGTGGTCGTGTAGTTGACAATAATGATCCATCAGCATCAATACACTGACGGAACCTTTTACTTGGTATTGTTCCAATTGATCAAGAGTCTTAACTGCGGTTATGTAGTCCATAATTTGTTACCTTACTCCTCGTTAAAAAAATAAGCCATTAGCATGCACCCACGCATACATCGAGCAACAAAAGTAAAAAGCTAAGCATTTTAAATAATGTATAAGCAACACATAGCCCAACCAAAACCAAAATAAGGTTAATTAATTTTTGCAAGCCTTGCATTACTCTACCCCGCATATTAATAGCTGTTGTTCATCTGCGCTAAGTGTGTCCATGAATTCATCAAGTCTTTCTCTACTTGCGAAATGTGGCAACTGGGAAACTCTAAGAGTACATGAACAATTAATTGCGCATCTATTGCTGGCAAAGTCCCATAGAGGATAATATTGATAATATTTTCTGTTTTTGCCTTCATCACTCCAATCAACAGGGCTATCAACCGCCGCAACCCTCATTTTATAAACAAGATTGTTTCTTTGTGACTGTAATAATGCTGATTCATTATTAACAAAAGCATTGTCATTGTTTACGCAATCCCTGTTATATGGGCGTGTTTTGTATACGGTAACATTCCCATCAGACAATACAGACACACCTTTATTTGTAGGGATCAAAATTCGTTTGCTTTTCGGCGTTGCAATCTCTTTGGCATGCTTCTCTTTCAACTGCGCTAATAGTTGCTCGGTCTTTATTATTTCATCTTGTGTACTCACGTTGCGCCCCCTTTTAGCGCCGCAATCGGCGACCCCGATTTAATCCAAACTTGCCCGTCTGTGTCAACCATCGCGTCCATTTTTACATAGCGCCCTAGTTGTTTACTGCTGGGTAATTGAAGCGCTTTAGCCGCCGCGTAAACCGATTTATAAGTATCAGTAATATCTTTAATTTTTCGCATGTTGTTCCTTGGTTGTTTACTTATTCAACTGATGACTGTAAAGAATGGCAAGATTTGAACTTGCGACCTCCATATACGTTGTTGCTCTACCATGCTGAGCTACATTCAACAACCCGTTGGAAATTGCAATTTCTTTCCGGTTGGCAATCATCATGTGAATAAGCCCTACACTAAGCAGTAAGGGCTTAAAGGGTTAAGTGAAGTTTGACGCGTTAACGTATGGCACACCCACTTTTATTTTTGCAAACGCAGGGATAAGTTTTACCCCTATTTGAATACCCTGTGGTGGTGCGAACTGCGGTAAACTGGCCCCTTGTTTAAAATTTGATGCGGTAACATGATTCATACCAACTCTGGATTTACGTTGCTTTTTTGTTTCTTTGGGTAATTTATTCATTTTATAATTTCTCTTTGGTTGTTTAATGACAGCCCCGAAGGGCTGGTTAAGTTTTTATTGTCCTTCAAGAAGCTGTTCCACAGGCATTCGGGTTAGCTTTGTGGCTAACTTATACCCCCATTTATGCTTTTTACCACGAGCTTGTAAAAGGCTATTGGCTTTCTGCAAGCATTCAATTAAATCACTAAGATGATAAGTGTTTACCGTTGCATGTACATTCCAAACACCATCGTCATATATAAAAACTTGAAACCCTGTGTTTTCTCGCCCACCAGTTAGACTTACTCCAAAAAGATTATTGGCCGTTGTAAACTGGGGGCGATTAAGATTTTTCATTAATATTACCTCTGTGTAGTGTAAGTTGTTTACGAAATCTTAGCGCGAAGGTCGCCAAAATTATATTCATCAATTGCGCTTGATATTGTCCAATTACGCGCCACGACATTACCCGCCTCAGTTTCAAAATTGTAAAGACATGCGCCGTTAATTTTTGAGTTTTGACGAACAAATAACAGTCCGCATTGTTTAGCTACTGATTTTATCTTTTGTAAATTTGTCATTTTAATCTCGATTTGGTTGTTTTACGGTAGCCTCGTTAAAGGGAGGCTGGTTAAATATCTTCAGAATATACGTTATCAATTAACCAATTTTTAATAAGTATTAAGCACCCTTCCTAGGAATATCACTTACTTTAAATCCTGAACGTTTAATTGCCGCTAAAAACTCACTTTTTTTAAATGAACCTACATGACAATAGTCTTTAGCTACCTCTACAATTCCATCTTTAACGCTAATAATTGTATCAAATGTAATGCCAGCTAAATCAAAATAGTTTTTACTTATAATGTTCATTGTTTTATCTCGGTTGTTTGCTTCAGTGGGGTTATAATAGTACATCTAAATTAGCATGTAAAGACATATTTGACATTAAATGCAAATTAGTCTTTATTATTATCGTTTGCGTCTTGCTCACCACACCCAACGCCGATCTGACCTCTATCTGTATTGCTAACAAACTTTTTCCAATGGACCCAACCGTTCGGGCAGTGAAAACCCCAATGCCTAGTTACCGGGCCAGTTATAAAAATAGTCCACGCGGGGCCTTTAATCAACTCCAGCCGGTGCGCAAATTTAGCACTACGAATAATGGGTACTAATCTAGGTATGCACCTGTGACCCTTAAAATTGTGTTCCCGTAACACACCCTTCAACAGTATCGACATCGATGCCCAGGGGTGGTCATGCAATGCGCGATCATCATCGTCGCCGGTAAATCGGTGAAGGTAAATATTAAGGTAACGGTTTCGGGGTAAGATCCACCACCTCGCAAGATACCCATCACCTACGATAAAATCAGGTTTACGTTTGATCATGATTTGCACTCCTTATTTTGTTGTTAACCCTAAGTGATAACCGCGAGTTATGCGTTAGCTATCATGTTACATTTGTTATTAAACAGATTACAACGTCTAACCTGTTTTTCTAAGTTCGGCAATTTTATATAATACGTCTCTGCGGCGTTGCCTTTTGACCATCCGTCAACAAAATGCCGAACAAGCGCTTTTCGCATTGGTTCGCTGAACCTTGTTTCACTAAAAATCAGGTTCATCTTCTCCACAGTTTCTTGCGAAGGGATCAGCGGGTAGTTGATCATGGTTATTGCTTTACTCACTTTTACCACCATACGCATATGCGCGTAGTTTTCTATGAAAAACTGAACTATGACCAATAACTAAACGCCCGTTTGTCTCTATGTGATCCGACAACGTTTTGCATAGTTCCACAAGCCCCTTGTTGCGATTATCTGAGGGTGTCCCACACATTGATGTGCTAACTAATATTTCTTCTTTTTTCATGCGTAATCCCCCAATTTATGTTCAATGCAAAATTCTTCACGATTAGTAGAATAATCGGCATTGGGGTTTTTCATCAGGTAGTTAATTCTAAACACCGCACCGGATACAGTATTATCTAAATTTTCCCAATGAACAGAAAAAAGAAAATCAAACTCATTACACCAATAATCTAAACCAGACACCCGGCAACTATATTCCCACCACCCCTCATCCCCACCTTTTGGTGGTAGACCTTTTACATATATCATATGACCAGCAACACACGCCGAAGTACCGCAGTAATTGCCAATTATTGGGGTTGGACAAAGCGAATTATCGAAGTCCTCGATGTCCTCGATGTCCTCGTTATATGTCCCCATATCAAACCCGGCATAATCATCAGGCAGGGCGATCAGGTAATCTCGTAATAGTATTAAGTTTTTAGTATTCATGATAACTCGCCCCTAATGTTATATGCGGCCTTGAGCGCTTCGCTACCTTCTTCTACGCTTTTAATATTAGCTGTATGGTATTCTTTAACCTCAAGTAAATGGGTCATTTTCGTATAAACCTCTTTTCGTGAAAGCTTTTTTGATTTCCATATAGGATCAATGATTGCGTGAATTTTAATGCGAAATTGTTTAACTTCTTTACTAACAATAACGCCAAGCGGGGTATGTTTTTTATCGTATTTATGTGTTCCAACAAAAGAAAAGCATCCCGGACACTGCCAAAACCGCTTATCTTTTAAATCCGACCTATGTGAGTATGCGGTTTGACCAGTTATTAACTTGGCACTTATTTCATTTTCACAAACACAACAATATATATTCATGATGTACCACCATTAGCCTTAACAAATTCCCAACTATCAGCGTCACATTTGCCGCTTTTGTATAGGATAGAAATAGCTTTTTCTTGTTGCTCAAGGTCGCGCTTTGCTTGTGCTTTATCACCCATCGTTTCAGCGATAGACAACCTTTTCTCAAGCTCTGCAATTCTTAACGCCATTTGTAGCACTAATTTTGTAGATATTTGCATATCTGAACGGTAGTCAGATTCGTAGGCGGCTAAAATTGCACTGCCTAAACCAAAAATATTACTGCCGCTAACAGCACTTAACATTTCCTGTTGATTCATGACATTTTCAGGCCATTGACCGGCGCGCCGTTTCTCTGTAGTTTGCTTACTCATTTTGCATCCTCCAAAAACTTTATTGTTTTAACAATATCGATTAAGTTACTGCGCAATATCACAAGTTTATCCTTTTGCGCGTTAGTGAACTTTAATGTGTCACAATTAGAACCCTGATCTAATCGGCACTCTATACGATCAATTTTATGATTAATCTCTCGTAGATTTGCTTTTAATATACGTGTTGCATGACCCATGATCAAAGCCCCTCTTTATAAACAAATCTCATTTTGGTAACATTAAAAACTTTAGTTTTACCACCTGAATACGCGTCCATTGTTTTAGCGAAATCAACCGCGTCTATTGTGCTTTTACCAAGATTTAAAGCGCATAAGCCATACATACCACCACTGCCGAAGTTTTGATTGTGGTCGGCCTTTTCAATAACATACTGATTTGACGATGTATAATAACAAAGGTATGCTTTACCTTTCGATGCAATAACCGCCCCAAATCCGATGTGATTTTCACCCGCCGGGATTGCTTGCGTTTTCGTTATATCTTCAAACAAACCCATGGCTTTATTCATATCAACTGGACAACCGGCATAAAACCAAATATCGCCGCCGGGGCTAGTGTCCCATTTTATCGCGCAATCTGACATTATTTGACCATCGGCCGTTATGCGACTATCAATACCTATTTCGTTTGTTTTATGGTTGTAGATTAGTGTTGTCATGACCTATTTACTCGCTGATAAAATTATCGCTGAAAAAAATAACAACACTATTAGCATCCCAAACCAGGTTGACTCTAAGTATTTTTTACCGCAATAAATCGCTAATAACAGGCCAGGTATCGCAAATAACCCGGCTATTATAAAACTACTGATACTGTAGAAATATAATAGCCCGCCTAAGCATGCTAACAAGAATAATGCGTTCCACGTTTTCATATTATCCATTATCCTTTAGCTCCTTAACTAGCCGACCGAGCAATTGAAATGATTCGGGCTGTTCTTGAGCCCAAATTACCATTAACGCTAAATTAACCCTGGCGTGACCGTTCTTAAATGGACCTCTAAACGCCTTTAGGTCTGCTTTAAGATCTAGCTGTTTTTGATGAGCTTCAGCCTTTTCTTGTGACAAATGAATTTTATCATCTGTTGTTGTTGCGTATTCTATCGTGCGTATTTTGCTTGGGGCTGGCTCTGCTTCTTGCACTACTTCAAACCAAAACTTAAGATAGTTATTTTGCACCCCATTATCACCAATAATTCCATAAAAATTTTTATCCTCATATAATACATCATATGTCCTAGCGAGTGTCAGCCAAGGATGAGAATGCACACTCGCTATTGTTTTAACTTTTGCTGGCTCGGGTACTACTTCAAACCAATCTTTATTAAACGCGCTTAACATACTCTTGTCATTTACAATCTGGTAAGAGTTTTTTAATTCATTAATCACATCGTAAACCGAGTTTTTTGAAACACCTCTTAAGTTATCTATTGTGCATTTCACCTTCATAGTTTTTCCCTCCGGTATTACTTCAAACGCATGTTTTATGTAAGATTTTAAAATTCCATCATCATTCACGATTTTATAATATTCTGCTAGTTCATTAATAACATCGTATATCTTTCCCGCTGTAAGTGGTGCCAATGTTCCCCATTTTAATTTTACTTTCATAAGTTTGTCCTTCCTAATTATTCATGTTGTCGTTTAACAGGGGTCAAACGGCCCCTACAAGGTGTTTTAAATTAGCGTAACGCAATTACATGTTGCGCAAGCGTTCATCTATTGCGGCGGCGTCCCGTATGCCTCTGAGTGTAATTTTTTCACTTGCCGCATCAAGCATAAATTCGCTTAAACTTTCACCCGTTTTTAATGTTCGAACAATATTGGCTTTTTCATCACGGCTACATCGAATTTGAATCCAGCTTGATTTGTGGGGGGTGTGGTCTGTAATTTTAGTGTTCATATGCAGATCTTGATCCTTAGTTTTATTTTTTATGTTGACATCTTCAGTATTGAGCGATCGAGTTTCATAGTTGTCCGCTGTAACTACCTCTACTTTAATTGATTGTGACAGGCCGTTCATGCCACAGGCGCGCAGTTGCTTTGATCGTCTTTCGGCAAATCTGTATGCTTCAGCCTGGGTGTTACATTTCGCTAAAACGTCACTGCAGTCGCTGACCTGATAAAATTTTATTTTACTCATTTGATTTACTCTTGTTTGATTCTCTAAGTTCTGCTTAGTCAGTAACAACACCTTTAGCAGTTCAGCCTGGGTGTCTTTTGATAATGTTTTAATGTTTTTAGCGTTTTGGTTCATTTTAATCACTTACCCTTTTCTTATAAAAACACCTTCGCGAAGCATAAAGTTAAATTTAGAAGTAGAGCTTTTTACTTTTTCGCCAGTTTCTAAATTAACATAGCGAGTGTTTTTCTTGCCAATCTCGCCTATTTTTATTTCAAAGCCGTGATTTACATTTACTAAAATATCGCCTTGGCTCAACTGGTCAACTGACTTTAATGTATTCATAATCTTTATCTCTTGTTTGATTCTCTAAGTTCTGCTTAGTCAGTAACAACACCATAGCTTGATTGGGCTACGGTGTCAATACAACATATTAATTAGTTTGCGCCTCATCCCATTGGGTTGATTCGACACCGCGGACATTAGCAAGAAAATCATCAAGGTCTGATTTTATTTCAGATTGCGTGTAATGACCATCCTCATAGTTTGATTTACCAAAACACCAAATTGTTTCGCGCTCGGACGTTTCGAGGTTTGGTAAAAGAACCACCTCCCATACCTCCGAGTCCTGGCTAACTTCTTCAATCAACACTTTGTATTTCTTTTTAATCCAACTAGACAACTTTTCATTTGATATTGTTTTCATGTTTTTAGCGTTTTGGTTCATTACAGATCTCTTTTTATTTGTGAAACCGGAATGCCATTTAATTCAAATGAATATCGACCATGATCGCCAACTAAAATTAATTCAAATTTACCATCTTCGGTAGTTAATGTAGCGCCTGACAATTTCGCAGAGGTAACTCTGTTAATTAACATTATTTCAATTTCTTTAAAAGTCATAATCTTATCTCTTGTTTGATTCTCTAAGTTCTGCTTAGTCAGTAACAACACTATAGCGCGTATGGGCTATAGTGTCAATACATCATTTCAAGTTTGTTTTTATATATTGCCCTGACCCATGTGATTTAATACATTCCAAGTAAACACCGTCGGCGAATGCATCTACGACGATCGTTTTATGTTCAGGTGCGTCGTACATGCGGATCATATATGCGGCATTAACTACAGCAAGTACCACAGTTAATCGTTCGCTATCGGGAAAGCTTGCAATCAACGCCTCAACAACGTCTTGCATTTGCACACCGTCTTGCCTGGCCGCCATGACATTTCGACCCATGTCGCTAATCTGACCGCAGATCTTAACATCAGGTGATACTTCAGCGACTACAACACCATTTACGCATTGGATGAGTGTTAACACTGAAATTGCGGTTGTGAAAAATTTCATTTTGATACCCCAATTAAGTCGATCGCTTTAAATTTACGATTTGTTAATGTTTCTATTTCAATTGCGCGTTTCGGCGGGAACGCCTCACGCTTCATCCAGGCGTTAACCGCAACACTTGACACGTTTAACGCCGCCGCCAGTTTGTATTGTCCCCCAAAATGGTCAACAACGTCGGCCATTAATACGGCCATATTTCTTTTGTTTAATTCGCTCATGTTTAACACCTAGTTTTATTAAAAGTTAAAAAACAACTTGCATAATAGATTAAATCCTAATAATATGCAAATCCCAATCACAAAAAGAGTAAATAAAAATGTTAGAAACAAAGATTAACGCGTTGACACAAGCGATCATTCTATTAACCAATCGAATCGATTCACTTTCACCAACACATGCGGGCGCTACTGATAACCCAGCGGGCATTGAAAGCAAAAGTTCGGGGGAAAAGCACCCTATTTTTGATTATATGAAAGACGGTGTTAAGGGTGAACCCGAGGCCGAGGCCGAACCCGAAACCGAAGTTAAGCCGAAGTCGAAGGCGAAGGCAAAACCAGCCGTAAAGGATGTAACAAAAAACAAAACGGTAACCGAGGTTAATCTTGATGTTGAAGACGACGACGACGACGACGATCTTTACGGTGAGGTTGAGGTGATAACGCGTCAAGATTTACAGTCATTATTTATCAAAACGGTTGAACGTGATCGTCAATTAAAGGGCAAGATCAAGGCCATATTGTCAGACAATGGCGCCGCGACATTACCCGCGCTTGATGAAAGTAAGTATCTTGAGGTTGCACACGCAGTCCGCGCTTTATAAAAACGAGGGGTAAGCTATGGCACATGCCAAACTAGGTCCCTCGGGCGCTCATCGGTGGTTAAATTGTACGGGGAGCGTTAAGGCTTGCGAAAACCTCGCCGACAAAGGATCGGCGGCGGCTCTTGAGGGTTCAATTGCCCACGAACTCGGCGACGCAACGTTAAGTCGGGACAAAATGGGACCCACTGCGCGATTCATAAGCACCGCACTAGATCAATATCCTGATCACATAATCACCCTGGAAATGGCTGATTATATCCAAATTTATGTTGATTATGTGCGTAATCTCGGGGGTGATCAATTCTACGAAGTACGGTGTGATTATTCGAGTTTTGTACCTGATGGTTTCGGAACATCCGACGCTATTGTTTTGGTTGGTCGAACACTTTACGTTATTGATCTCAAGTACGGTAAGGGTTTAAAAGTTTTTGCAGAAAATAACGAGCAAGCCCAATTGTATGCACTGGGGGCGCTGATTGAGTATGATTATCTTGATATTGAAAAAGTGGTGTGTGTCATCGTTCAACCCAGGCTTGATCATATTGATGAGTGGGTAACGACCCCTGACGCCCTGTACAAGTTCGGTGAGTACGCTAGTCAAAAAGCCGAGGAAGCGCTCAGCGGATCAGCTTTGCGGGTCGCGGGTGAAAAACAATGTAAATTTTGCCCGGCTAAACCCACATGCCCGGCGCTTAAAAAGTTGACCGAGGACACGATCTTAACGCATTTTGAAGATCTGGACATCAAACCCTTGCAAACGCTAGGCGATAAACAACTCAGGCAAGCGATTGAAAACCGCAAGCTGATCATTAGTTGGCTTGATGCCGTTGAACTGCTAGTTGTTGAACGTTTGCGTGAGGGTAAGCTGTTTGAGGGCTACAAGCTTGTCGCGGGTAGGTCTACGCGCCAATGGTTCAGTGAGTCCGCAACCGAAATATTTTTAGTTGAAGAACTGGGTGAAAAAGCGTTTGCACCGAAAAAGGTTTTATCAGTCACCCAGGCTGAAAAAGCCCTCGGTAAAAGTAAGAAGGTATTAATGGATAAGTTTGTTGTAAAACCTGCGGGCAAATCCACATTAGTACCCGAGTCAGACAAGCGGCCAGCGATAAGTATATCAGTCGATGATTTTGAAAAAATCGAATGATGCGGTTGACAACGTTTTAAATTATCATTAGTATTAAACGGTCGGTTAAACCCGACCAAAAACTAAACATTAACATTAACATTAACATTAACATAAAAGGCTTCATTTCAATGAAAATACAACTACCAAATGTACGTTTATCATTCCCTTCTTTATTTACCCACGGCACGTTTAACGGCGACTCAACGGGTAAGTTCGAGGCAACCTTTATACTTGACGAAAAAGATCACGCCGACGCAATTAAAATGCTACGGTCCGAGATTAAAAAGTTGATAAAAGAAGACCTGAAGGGTAGTAAATTGGGCGCGGATCGCGTTTGTTTGCAAATGGGTGATCAGGACCGCCCCGAGTATGAGGGTAAGTTTACAATCAAGACATCAACAAAAAAACGACCTATGCTTATAAATCGGGATAAAACCCCCATCGTTGAAGAAGATGGCGTTTTGTATGCGGGTTGTTACGTCAACGCAATCGTTTCATTGTGGGCTCAAAACAACGGTTATGGTAAGCGCATTAACGGTCAACTTGACGGTATTCAATTTGTACGCGACGGTGACGCGTTTGGTGACGCTGGTATTTCAAGCGACGCGTTTGACGCGTTTGAAACTCCAACTTTTGATGGTCCCGAAGAAGACGACGACATGGCCTGGTAATACCTTGCCTAAACTATTGGGGTGCGTATAGCGCCCCTTTTTTTCTCTATTAAATGGCTACTCCATATGAAAATGCTTGACTGTGAAATATATACTAACTACTTTTTGTGTTCGTTTCTCGACACAATTACGCGAAAAATAACGCATTTTGAAATGTTTAACGATAGTACGTTAGACAAAAAATCATTATTAGATGTAATGAATACCAACTTGACCGGATCGTTTAACGGCAACGGGTTTGATCTGTATATACTTGAATACGCGTTACGCGGCGCAACAAACGCACAATTGAAAAAATTATGTAATGCGATTATCACCGACCCACGCGCGTCGTGGATGGTTGCCAAAGATTTTAATGTTGGGATAACGTTTGGTTGGGATCATATTGATATTATGCAAGTCCCCATCGGCCAGGCCAGTTTGAAAATATATGCAGGTCGGTTAAATGCTCCAAAACTGCAAAATTTACCCATCCCCCCCGACAAAGTGCTGACCCGAGCCGAGGCTGACAAAATAAAAAAATACTGCGTTATTGATTTGGATGATACTGAACTGCTTTTTAAAGACATGGGTGAGCAATTAAAAATACGCATAGCTATGTCTGAGCAGTACGGTATGGATTTACGAAGCAAGTCGGACGCGCAAATTGCCGAGTCGGTTATTAAATCTGAACTAAACAACCTTACCGGGAAAGACTACCGACGACCGAGCCAACGGGTCGTATCGGTTGAGTACAAAGACCCTAAAATAATAAATTTTAAAACTAGGGAATTGCGCACCATTTTATCAAAACTTATTGGGCAACATTTTAAAATATCCACGGGGGGTCAAGTTGTCGCCCCGAATTGGATCGTCGATCAATTGATCAAAATAAACGGGGCGTACTATCAAATGGGGATCGGGGGTCTTCACTCTTGCGAAAAGCAACAGTATATTGTTGCAACACCTAACACCAGCCTGTTTGAAATTGACGCAAAAAGTTTTTACCCGTTTATAATTATGCAACAAAAGCTTGCGCCCCCCAGTATGGGTGAGCCGTTTTTGATGGTTTACAAACCTATCATTGATCGCCGACTATGTGCTAAAAAAGATGGTGACTATGTGACCGCCGAAACGCTAAAAATTGTCGTGAACGGTAGTTTTGGTAAGTTCGGTAGTAAATGGTCATCTTTGTACGCCCCAAATCTGTTAATCCAAACGACAATCACTGGGCAACTCGCATTATTAATGTTAATCGAACGCTTAGAACTTGAACGTATTAAGGTTGTTAGCGCAAACACCGACGGCATCGTTGTACACTGCGCAAAGTCTCGCGAACATGATGTATCACGCATAACCAAACAATGGGAACTCGAAACAACATTTCAACTTGATCGTACTGACTATTTGAAAATGGGGAGTCGTGACGTTAACAACTATATCGCGATAAAAACCGACGGGTCAGCAAAAGGTAAAGGTATTTTTGCACCGCGAAGCGTCGGTAAAAATCCCGAGTTTCTAATAGTATATGATGCCGTCACGGCGTTTATTTCCAACGGTACAGCTATATCAAAAACAATTAGACAATCGTATGATATTACTCGGTTTGTTGCTGTACGGACCGTTACGGGGGGTGCAGTGTATGAAGGTGAGCAACTAGGTAAGGCAATCAGGTATTACTATTCGCATAAAGCGGGTGATGAACCGATTCGATATTTTAAAAATAACAATAAGGTCCCTAAGAGTGACGGCGCGCGCCCGCTAATGGACATGCCTAAACATTTCCCATATGACGTAAATTTTGAAAAGTACGAAGAACTGGCCAACGATGTGCTAAAGGTGATCGGATATGCGTGAATCTGAAGTTGAAGCGGCACTTGTTAAACGTGTGAAATCTTTGGGCGGTATGTGTGAAAAGTTTAGTTCGCCGAGTAAACGCGCGGTCCCTGATCGTATCGTGACATTGCCTTTTGGCGTGATCATATTTGTTGAACTCAAAGGCTCAAGCTATAATAAACCCACCGTATTGCAAGCGCGGGATCACTATAAACGACGAATGCTGGGGTGTGACGTTCGGGTTATAAACTCACTTGCAGGTGTTGCGGCGTTCCCTAATCAGTTGGAGATCAAACCACATGTTAAATCGTAATGATTTTCACCGATATCAAGAACGGATAGTATCGTTTATAAAAGAAAAGCGGCGTGGGATAATAATCGTTTTTATGGGTGCGGGTAAAAGTATATGTTCGTTGACAATGATCTCCGACGCGAGTGATTCGTTTATGTTTAAAAAAGTGTTAGTTATTGCCCCGCTTCGAGTTTGTCGGTCAGTGTGGGTGACCGAGCCGAACAAGTGGCGACATATTAATCATTTAGACGTTGTTGATTGTACAGGTTCGGTCCGACAACGGGCGGCAGCGCTAATGAAGCCCTCGCAAATCTTCACAATAAACCGCGAAAATGTAACATGGTTAGTTGACTATCTCGGTGACAAATGGGATTTTGACGCGGTTTTTATAGATGAATCAAGCTCGTTTAAAAACCCTAGCTCAAAACGTTTTAAGTCGTTAAAAAGGATACTGCCAAAGACCGAATACATGATCTTACTGACCGGCACACCAAGCCCGAACGGGTTGCTTGATATGTGGGCTCAATCATTTTTGATCGACTTCGGTATGTCGTTGGGGCGAACATTCACATCATATAAGCAACGCTTTTTTGAATCTGACTACATGGGTTATAAATGGACATTACGCGAAGGGGCTGATAAAAAGATCCACGATCTAATGCGCCCGTACACACTTGTTTTGCGTGAAGAAGACTATGCAAATCTACCGCCACGTATCGATCTATTTGAACACGTTAACATACCTGCCAAATCCATGTTGCAATATGAGCAATTCGAAAAGGATTTGTTTGTTGAGATTGGCGTAAATGACGAAATTGAAGCGTTGAACGCGGCAACATTGGCCGGTAAATTATTACAATGGTCCAATGGCGCAGTATATACCGATGAGCATAAAAATTTTACAGTCACACATACTGCAAAAATTGACGCATTAAAAGAGATTGTCGAAGATAATGATGAGCCAATGATAGTTGCTTATAATTTTAAATCCGATCTTTTGCGGTTACGGGCCGCTTTTCCTGACGCTGTCCCGATCGGAAAGGACCCATTGACAATTGACGCCTGGAATGCGGGCAAAATAAAAATGCTACTCGCGCACCCGGCAAGTGCGGGGCATGGTCTGAACCTACAAGAAGGTGGCGCATTGTGCGTTTGGTTTGGCTTAAACTGGTCGTTGGAATTATATCAACAATTTAATAAACGACTACATCGACAGGGGCAACTTCAACCCGTCCGCATCATTCATATCGTTGCTAACAATACAATTGACACACTAGTATTGTCGGTATTGTCTGAAAAAGATAAAGTACAATCTGATTTACTAACAGCATTAAGGGTGAGAAATGAAAATACATAGTCGCAAATTAGGCAAACGGTCCCGCGAGTTATTGGGGCAAAAATCACTAAAAGACAGTGACGGGTATATGCAGTTACCCCCTAGGCGAATAAAACCAAATACCTAACGTCCTGTTTTCACATTGGTAGTTGTTATCTTCGCCATATCTTCAAACCGATAGCGCCTAATACCACCGCCTCCATTAGAAACCCAATGTCTACGCCTACCGTTTCGAGGCCATTTATTGAGTCTATAGCGGCGGTCAGCATTCTACTGTCGTCTGTAAATGCTAGGTAAACAGAACCGAGTATAAGCAACGCATACGGCGCAGTAATTAAGATTGTTACATACTCATCTTTCCAAGTATCGTTAAGCCCACCGGCCATGATAGCTTCGCTTTCAGCATCGCTTAAAGTGACTTCGGTATCACTGCTAACTTTCATTTGTTTAAGTTTTGCAATGCCACTCTCTTTGTTTTGTTTTCTATTTTCACGCGAAGAAAAATAGCCGCTTACTGCCTGAATACCTGCGCTTATGGGGTTAATCATTATAATCTCCTAGGTCTAAATGATGGAATTGAACGATCTTTAAAAGGGGTTACATCAAAAGTATACCCTTCAACACGAACTCTTTTATACCAACGATGGTTTTCATCAAACAAATCAAATGGGAACTCATAACCAAATTCGAACAATACACCAAAGAAGATCCGGCGCCTAAAGTATCTTTTTTTGTTGTCTTTACCGACCCATATTATTGATCGCTCATTTGTAATAGCGTTAACCGTATTTTTAATTATTCGAATGTCGTTAAAATGTACTGATGTGCCAAACCAATTTGTCAACCTTAAGTTCCAACCGACATTTCTAAATGCGCACCATACGAAACCATGACGCCATTTTTGGATTGTATTTAGGTCTTTCCAAATGATTCCCAAATAATCAGGATACCAACCTTGTATTGTTTTACCGTCTACATTTTTCCAGCGCTGACGAATAAAATCAGGATCGCAACCAGTGCCATTCCAGCCATCTTCACGACAGCCAAAAATATAATCTAAACCCCAGGGTAAGCGGTCCAAGTCCTTAATTGTCGCGTAAATTGTCGGTATAAATAAAATGATTGGCGCACCAATCATCAGTAAAACGCGAAAAATTGATTTAATCCATAGCATTAGAATTTGGCCCGTTCAATGATCACATTGCCGACCTCACCGCTAAGTTCCATCAACTGATTAAATGTTGCTTTGGACCCGGTTACATCTGGCGTACCATCATTGTTAATATCTTTTATAGAGTCACCAACTAAAATACACCCTTTAATTTGTGACGTAAAATTACCCGCATGGATATAGATCCATGTGCGACCTTCGACATCTAAAATATGAATGACCCAACCGAGTGTTGGACTAAATCGCTTAGTATAATAATAGTGACCCCCAGGTATACAACTAATGTTTTTAGCGTTGCCCAGGTTAGGTAGTTCAAGAGTGAAACATTTAAAAGTAGTACCTAGCAATTCTAGGTGGCCAACTGTGCAATCTTCGATCGAAATCGTTTTAATTTTTATCGTAGTTGTCATAGTTAATTGCCTAATCTGTGTTTAGCGTCAGACTCAAGACGTATGATCCGATGTTCGCGTTCGGCGTCTTTTTGTGTGAACATGTTTGATTCTAGAAATAACAGGTTATTGTCAACGCGGTCTAAATGATTTTTAACGTTAATAATTTGTTGAGTACTCGATTCAATCTGAACTTGGTTGACCTGGACGGCCCGCATAATAACTTGCATACCTTCGATCTGTTTTTCAAGCATCGTAAACCGCACTTCGTTCCCCCCTTCGGTGTATTTTGTGGTCGCAAATGATGTAGATACACCCAAGACCATACCAACAAATACCGGGATTAAATACTCTTTCATGTTATTAAATACTCCAAACTGATGACATGTTCAAAACCGCCAAGCTATGCGCTAATTTTAAATCAGCAAGTGTCACGCTAGTCATTACGCCCGTGCCTGTGTCGGCCAATGACCACTGTAGGATAAACGTATCAAGTTCATTAGTTGTGGCAGTTATTGCGTTATTCATTCGATTAATAGCTGTTTCATCAGCGTCAAACATAAAGCCGTTCGCGTCAACTATTGCGCTATTCATCAATGCTTGACGACCATCTTTAAAGGCCAGCAACGCGTCGTTAGCGTCTTTCTCATCTTGCCATGCGTCAACATCTAGCCAAGTGACTAACGTGTGATCTAGCTCATCCCACGGTGAGTATGTTTGACTCACAAATACGGGTTGACTTTCAAATATTTCCAAACCCTCATCATCAAATCCAACGATAACGTCTTCATTTCCGTTTTGAATTTGTCGAGTTTTAGTTTCATGACGACGAATGATACCACTAGTAAATGAGCCATTATCGTGTGTCTCTCCGGTTAGAATAAAATCTGGTTCGATTTGCGTGTATATAATAGTCATTAGAAATTCACCCTCATATTAGATGTTAAGGTTTCAATTTTAAGTTCATATGTAATGTTTGCCACAAGACCCGTACAATTGTTTATATTAACACGACAAATTCTATTACTAGATAGTGTATTAATGCTAATGTCTGATGATACAATCCCCGTGGTTACATCAACACCATCGCTAATCCTAGAAAGTTTAAATGTACCTGTTGATGTCACGCTTATAGGTACTGACACACCAACTAAGGGCATATGTAAGACTGCTACCGATGAATTTGCCGCTATGGCTTTCAAAATAACATCGTTTGCCGCATTGCCGCCGAATACATCAAAGTTTGTGTTAAGCGAGTGATAAATTTCGGCCCAATCAGTGAATGATCCGGTATTGTTATTTCCACCACGGGCAAACATGTTAACTGTACCCGCAACAGGTTCCCCCCTCATATAAAGCTGACTTAAAAGAACGTCGCTAGACTTCATATTTAAAACGGTAGCAATTGATGAGTTTAAAGGTGTTCCGGCTTCATTCCCAAATGTTCTAAACAAACCGCCAAAATCAGCGGTGTTGAAGTTTCCGATGCCTGGTATAGTTGTACCAACGCCGATGCCATAATCAAGAGGGTTTACTGAATTGCCCGTAGTGAAAATTTGGACCCAACCTGAAAAGGTAACGCCAGCATCACCACTATTACGAATGTACGTAAGTGTTGATGAGCCGACAACAGCCATTTGAGTAACAAAATTAGTGCTATGTCTAACCACTACAAATGCGCCGCCATTGGTTGCCGCAGTTGGGCGGTCAACGTCTGATCCACTGTATGAGTAAAAACCGACTGTGAGTGTACTTGACAGGGGGGCGTTTGAAGATGCAACAGTGCTACCTAAACCAAAATCACCAACTTTTAAAACTCGACCCGTTGTAGTATCTGTACTGCTGGTAGTTACGTTTCGTGTTGCCGCTGTACCTAAGAAACCTAAATTAACGGCGTCCTCGTTGGCGACTGGCGCCGCAATTTTTATTCTTGAATTTGAATCACGTTGTACAATCGTTCCAGCCGTCGCGGCTTGGCTAATGTTGGCCGCGATACCTTCGTATGTAACCCGAAGTGCGCGAATTTCATCGGCGGCGGCCTTTATTTCGGCTTTGGTCGGCGCACATATTGCACTTTGTCCCGACGCCGTTGCCGCGTTCCAGGCAACGAATAGTTCAATTGTTTGCGGTGTTGCCGATGTGTTAACAGTCTTAACTTCGACAAACTGGGCGTTACCGACCTGTAAGAATGAATTTGGAGAGATTAAAGCGACATCGTCGCCCGTTTGAACTGATATAAATGAACTTCCCGACGTTGTCGTGACCGCGCTTGCTGTCCAAAATTGCGACATAATAACCCCCTTATTTTGTTTAGTTGTTGCAGTATAGCATTATTTTTAAAAATTACGCTTCTTGTGTCAAAATTGAAAGTCTTTGGTTACGTAATGCGCCGAATGGTAAGTTATTAAATGTTGCCTCGGCCCGTAAACTTCTATTTGATGTACTCAAGTTATTATCAAAATACGTAAACGAATCGCTAACTTGAAATTGATCAATATATTCGGGCCCTTCATCTGCGCAACTGTACGTTCCTGTCGACGTACTTTGAAATATTAGAGCATTGGTAAACGCATTATAAAGACGAAGCGTTACTGTTGGATTTGGCGGTACTGTTGAGGGGCAATTACCCGAAGTTAACCCGTTGCTGAAGTTGCCAAACACTGAGCAATTGATCGCGATCTGGCCCCCGTTCGAACCAAATACCCCTGTGGAAATTGTGGGTGTGTTAGTTATACTGGGGTCTTGTCTCGATACTGTCAACGTACCCGCAATAATTGTACCCGATGTAAATGTTACGCCTTGATCATCTTTCCATTCGTCACCGTTAACTTTGGTCAGCCCACTGAGGATCGCGCGCCCAGTTGTTGCGTTAAACGTTGTCGCACTCTTTGCGCCGTACCACTCCATCAGTGAGTTGACCCCAAAACTGTCACCGCTAATTATTTTCATATAGCTAGTACCGATCGCCTGAATTACTCCCCCGACCATCGTTGTGCCGGTGATAACTGTTGCGTCAATTGACCCACCCGAAATAGCACCACCTATTATCACCCCACCTGAAATGATCGACGCTGTTATTTCGCCGGTAAATGTCGAATCGACCGCTACAATTTTACCGCCAAATACAAATATGTTGTCAACTGAATCCCATTGAAACGCTATTGTGAAATCGTCAGGGTTAAGGAATCGGATTTTATCCCCGATGAAATCAATAGTGCTATTGCCAGCCTGACCTTCTATATTAATACCACTGACTCGATTGTTTATGTCAATGCCAAGAAATGCGCGCGCGGTCAGTGTCGATAACCCATCTGTATACCCCGAGTTCAGTATTAATTGTGAGGTTGCGAAGTTATCGAACGCATTAACGCTGTTTGTTAACCCTGTTATTGATGTTGTGTTTGCGTCAGCGTCCGTCTGCGCTTGTTGAACAAACCCAAATAATGCTGAACTATTTGCGCTAGGATCATCTATTTTGCCGCTTATCGCAGAAATCGCGCTAGCATTGCCTTGATCGTCAGCTTCAACAACTTCAACGCGATCAAGCGTTGCCACAACTTGAACGTCAATTAAGTTTACCGCCGCTGTCAAATTCAGTATTGATTCTGCCAGCACCCCAGTTGGGCTGACATCAACGTTTAATTGTTGAATTGCATCACCGAAAATTAACCGGGTGTCGAGATCCAATTTGCGAATTTTGGCAATATCAACCTCGGCTAACAACGCAGTTAATGCCGCAAGTTCAGCGTCATCGCCAATTTTTAAAACCCCGAATACGCTATTGGTAACCTCTCCTTCGATTGCGTTTATTTCTGTTGATGCCTGTGTGAACTGCGCCTGGTTGTTTGTTTCGTTTAAGTTGACAGTTTCGGCTAATGTCGAAACTGTACCGTCCAACGCGTTTATGTCAACGGCCGCAGTGTTGGCGACACTAATTGTATTGTTTGCAATCAGTGATTGGCGGGTTGCTTCTAAACTAATGATTGAGTTTAGACCGTCAACAGTAGATTCGACATTTGAAAAGGTTACGGTTTCGTTATTGTAGTCAGTCACCGTCACACGTTGGGTAATTTGCGCCTCGTTGGCGTTTATGTCGACCTCGGCCTGTGTTATCCGCGCTGTTATGCTTTGAAGGTCTTGTGTGGTCGCATCGGGTCGCCCGATTGTGATTGATGTTATGTCGAATGTATCAGTGACGCTTACGCCAAGTGATAACCGAACGCCCGTTATTGTACCCGAGTATTCAGCTAGGCCCGAGAAGTCGATAAGGATTACAGCGGCGCCGGAACTGGCGGGCTCTGCAATAATAGCGGTAAATGTCTCGGTCGTTGCATTATCTCGGGTAATAACAACTGAACCATTCCACCCTGAACCACTGATCCTTTCAATTAAAATACGTATTAATTTGTTATCCGTTGCAGAATATCCGAGCGCGGTGTTTTCAATGTCACCCCACGTTACCGCGATCTGATTGGTTTCGGACGTCACCGCGCCGTTTATTGCAACCCAGCCTTGGGCAGAATCAAAGAAGTTAAACGTAAACGCGGGTTCAAGCGCGGCTATTGATTCGCTAACAATTGCCGTTGCGGTGGCTGTTATTTGACCGGGTATGAGTGCTAGTTCTGCAGACAGTCCTATAATTTCTGATTCTGTAACTTCGATGCGGTCAACAGCGGCCGTTATTGCACCGTCGGCCCCGTCAATTCGAAGATCTGCTTGTGTAAACAAACCATCGGAATATAAAAAAGCACGGTTTATTATCAGACCTGACTCGGGGTCAACAAAAACCGAAGCGTCAATTAAAACCCTGTCACCCACCGCAGTTTGTCGCAGTAGTTCGCGGCTTTGGGCGTCGTTAGTCAATCCTCTTAACAGCTCAAGATCGACAGATTCAGTATTGACTATATTGGTATTTATTTGGAATCGATCACGATTGGCACGACCCTCGATCGATGCAATATCATCGGTGATAATGTCTATTTCGTCGGTGGTATTCTGCAAATTTAAAGCAACAGCGATGTCTAACGCGTCGATGTCGTCTTGTGCTGTTTGTAGTTCAGTTTCGATATTTTCAAGAAATGGTTGAACTTGCGCGCCAACTTGCGTTGTTGTTGTGGCCTCGTTGTACCATGTTGACGCGCCGAATGCGTTCACAGTTCGCGCATACGCGGTGTAAAGCGTGTTGGGGATGAGTCCTGTCGCGGTGTAACTCGCACCGTTCGCGCGTGACGTTGGCGTATACCCAGCCCCATTGCCTTGCACATAATCGAACTCGAATGTTGATCCCGAACCAATGCCCCCGACAACTGCAGGTTGTACTTCAAACCCCCAATCATTAGTTATAAATACAATATCGGTAGGTGTAACGGGTGCGATCAGTTGAATCCCAATTGTAGCCGCTCCCGATATTGTCCCGATCGTAGATATTGCAACAACTGATATTGTGTAACTACCCTGATTGATAAGTGGTAGAAAAAATCGTTTAGACGTAGGTTCAGCGGTGACAACAACGACCGGCGTTGCGTCGGTCGTTAGTACCTGTACCCGGTATATGCGCGAAAACGCGTCGTCGGCGTGGTCCCAAGTTATCGTACCTGAATTTGACAAATTGGGATCGGGTGTAAATTGTAAATTTGAGGGTGTCGCGACATTAGTCGGATCGCCCAGGAATATGCCTCCAATCTGCTCATCATACGTCTTGCCTGACCAGGGATAAACAGTGTTGTTGTGTAATATTGCCGCAATGCCCACGGTCCCATCGTCATTAAAACTAAGCTCTGAAATGCGAAAAAGAACCCCCACCCACCCGCGAGTACTATCTGTTATATCAATCACGTCCCCGATGTCTAGTTCGGCGGCCTCAAGCATGGCTATAAAATTCACCTGATCCGAATTACGGGACACCTTTGCGGCAACCTCGCCAAGTTGAAGTGCTTCGGCCTTGTATACGCAATGATCGGCGTTAATTGTTGTCTCAAGCGGGACATCATTATCTTCAACTAACCAATCAGCATATAGCTGACTTGACGCGTCAGGGTAATAAATTTCGTCCATTTCGTAATCATTTATTTTGTTGGGGAATTTGACAACAACGCGATTGAAACGATCATTTCTGCTAGTTGTTGAGCGCGTCAACTTACCAATGATATTGTCATTGTCGAAACTAAAAACACTAGTCGCGACATCTTCGGTCCCCACAGCAAGACGCCCGTCAGGCTCAGGGAAAAACCCCCTAAACGAATTTGACAGTTCTTGCATGTTGTTAAAAATAGACCGTTCAGTGTCAATTATTGTGTTATTGCTAAATCGCGCGAAGCTTTCCGTTGTGACAACCGGGGGTAAATTAAAGTAAGTGTCTGTTTCGCGATCGTAATAACTACGGCCTGTGGAAATTGTATTTGTCGACTCGATCACTTCACAAGCGTTTGCGACATCGGTAAAATATGGGTAGTTAATATCGCTGTCAGCCAAAGATTTACCGTAAATGGGTGACTTTACGTAGTCAACTAAATGTATTGCTGGGTTTTCGGTATATTCGGTTACCCCTGTCCGCCAATCAAAACACCGTTTACCACGTATGATCGCGGTTATTTCGGGGATACCTCTCCAAACAGTTTGGTCGCGATCTTGTTCAAGTGTGATCATTGCATAACATAAACCCTCATATCGACTCGTTGCCGCACTAAAGTTGTTTAAAAAACCTGTCCCGTTTACCGCGATATTGTTGTCACCACCACCCAACCGGGTTTGGATTTTAAACCACAGATCACCATTGCCTTTTTTAAATTGCGCGTCGGTCGACGGTTTGCCGTTAAACTGTATTTCGTCGATAGCTTCAACCTGACCATAACAGAAAACCACAATCAAATGCAGTAATGCGTTTTTGTCACCCGAGATACTCACAGTGGCCCCGTTTATTCGACCATTTGTTACATTTTTGTCTACTGTTATTGCCCCCAATTTCCTACGACCATAGGCGACAGGTATAGAAATATTGGACCCCTCGCGCGGTAAGCTTAACCCTTCTTTTTCGGGCAGGTCAGGCGTTAACCATTTTTTAAGAAGTTTTAACGCTGGTTTCGCAATTATTCCGATGAGTACATTTGCTAATATAGTTAAACCTAACGAGATCGCCATTATTCACCGCCCCATTTTAATTCGAGTTTAATATCCTTTGAGTTTATAAAGCTCGTTGTGTTTGGGTAAAATCGGGCAAAACTAGCAAGCGTGGTTCTAATGCCGCGCACGGCCTCAAAGTCACTTAAAAAGTTAGATAATTCGACACCAATGGTTGCGGTATTGTCATCATTTTGATCTGAGAATGAATCGATAATATACGTTTTCGAAAACAACTCACCCACCGGCAAATGCACGTTGTCTAGTATCAATAATTTAATTAATACGGTTTTGTTTTGCTGATTGGTAAGGGTAAACAGCGCCGTTATAGACTGATCGACGGCCGTGAACTGTATCTCGATTGATTGTACGGATAGTTCGGTTTTTTCGGATAGCGAACCTACGCTCAATATTAAACCTGATGACACCCATGTTTGACCATTATAATCAATATCGTGCGCGGCCGTTGTTAGGTATAAAGTGGCGCCGTTCAAATTCATTTGTATTAGTCCAACAATCGGTTGGCCCGCCGCAATTGCGTTTTTTACTGCCTGTGTGTAATTTTTCATAAGTTACCATTTTTCGATTAATTCAAGCTCGACTTCGATCGACTGATCATTTGAAGATAGTGGGTATACCTGGGGTCGACCCGCTAGTTTAAAATTAAACATCATACCGTCAAATGTCACAACCTCATTACTCCCAACGTTAACGACCAAATTGGGAGCGAATACCACTTGTGAGCCGATAACCTCGGTTACTTGGTAAGCCTTTAAATGTCCCGAGAACGTGAAAAAGTCACCCACTGCAACATTGTTAATGTCATTCATTGTTATGTCAAACTGGCCCCTTGGACGGCTTTGTAGTGTGGTTGTTGATGTCGCGTCAGAATCGCTATAAATAGGTAACGAGGTTAGAACATCAGAATTGTCTCGATTTATCGCAGATATGCCCGCTATTACGCCCTTTATGTAGATGTCCTCAATCTTAATTGATCTGATAATAAAGTCCCATGCTTGTCCTGTATTTTTGCGTTGGATATAACGAAGGCTTCGCGATCTACTTGATAAGTAGCCCGACATCGCGCTTAATTCAGCGTATGCAATTTTAAATTGTGGGGGTAAGGTTGCCATTAAAATCGTTGTCCTTGTTTGCGTTTTGCGTCAGATACAATGCGGTAAATTAGATCACGATTGGCAAGTAATAGATCCTCACCCGTTTGATATGTCCCCGAAACATTAATATTAACGTTCGAGTTGTCGGTTATATTTTGTCCACTTCCACCGCGCGCTTCATTCATTAATTGATTGAACGGTGTGATTCTACCACCCCCGCTAGAATTTGGGCTAAATAATTCAGCACCGCGTTCACCAACCAAGTATGACCCACCAGCTTGAACTTGACCACCCGACGCCCGCGCGAATGTTGAACTCAACGCCAAGCCGCCGACAAGCGCCGCAATAATTGTACCAATTGAACCAAGCGCGATCGGCGTTGCGGCCGCCGGGGCCCCACCCGCAGTAGCGATCGACGCGGCGGCGGCGGCCGGTGCATATGCGGCGGCAAGTGCACCACCAGCAACGACACCTGTTGCGGTCAGCGTCCCCACTGCGGCCGTTGATGCGGTTGTTTGTGCCGCTGTACCCGCGATAACCGCCGTTGTTTTAACAGCGGTTGCGGCGGTAAATCCGAGCGCGTCAGCGGCCCAAGTCGCCGCCGCCGTAATCCCGTATTTAATCAACGAGCCGATACCCTCCTGAACGATCCCGATCCCCAACCCTTGCACGGCTTCTTTGCCAGTTTGCGCGCCAACGGCAACTGATGCAAACGCCCCCGCCGCGCGATTTTCAAACGCTTCAAAATCCACAAGCTCAAATTGTTTAGATAGTCCCTTCTTGTTTTCCGCAAACTCTGACTCAAGTTGCAATAAACGATCTTTATATGCTACTTCAGAATCAAAGCCCTGTGACTGGGCTTGCAGTAACAGTGTGCGCTCATCTTTGTACTGTTGCTCTAATACCTGAAGCCTAGTGAGTCCGCTTGAACCACCGGCAACCCCAGCAAGTCGTTTTTGCGCGGTATCTGCTCGACGTTGTTCGGCCTGTTCAGCCTGATCAAGCTTGGCTTCAAATGCCCCATACGACTTTTCAAGATCTGATTGCGCTTTTGCTTCTTTTTTGGCTTCTTCGGTTGATAATTTTTGCGCAGTAATTAGCGCATATTTCTGATTGACTAATCCGATCAGCGTTGGGATTTGATTTTCTTGTTCCGTGCCAACGTTTGCTTGAACAAGCGCGTAAATTTCAGCGGCTTGCGCACCTGACTGCAACGCTATGATCTGTGTCTGTAACGATGAGGATAAGCGTTCAGTCGCTTTTGTCGCGCTTGTCGCTTTGTCTTCAAGTGACGGCAATATGCCCTTTTTAGCGTCAGATTGTAGTTGTCTGACAATAGTCGAAGCGTCACGACCTTGATCAATAAACCCACCGATCGCACCCACAAGTTCATCAATTGTTTTCTGTGCACCACGGCCCGCAGTTTCGCGCAACTTTGCGATCCGTTCTTCAAATATCGTAAATGATTCTGGGGTTTTGAATTTTTCAATGTTGGCGATCATTTCGATAATTTCAGCGCCAGCTTCGCGCGCATTTTCGCCGGTGATACCCAACTGTTTTGCGATTTGATCAGCGATTACATTGTTTGTACCCTGACTGACGCCGATCCTAAGATTTGCCCCCGCACGATCACCGAACGTGCGCGCTGAACTTACCGATTTGTCAAGGCTTGAAAATATAGCGCCAAGGTCTAAACGGTCCGCGATCTCATCTTTTATCGACTGTGCCGCGTCAACTGCGGCTTTACCGCCCGCGCGAATAGCCGCGTCAATTCGACCCTTTGCCGCTAGTGAACTAACCTCAGCGAGTCTTTCGATCTGTTCGGAATAATCTAGTATACCGTTTGACCCAAGCGCGGCGGTTTCAGTCAGCAAAGCAATGCTATTTTCGAGGTCGTCGGTCGCTTTTTTACTACTGAATAGCGTTGGGAGTAAAAACCCCAGCACACTAGCACTAATACCGACAATTGCACCGGCCAACGGCACACCAATTACAAAACCCAAATCGGCGGACTGTTGTGATAACGCTAACAGTGCATTTTGTCCACCCTGGATCTGACCAACAAATTGTTGAACCTGTATACCTGCCTGGCCCGCATTACGACCCAGCCCGGCCATGCCGCGCCCAGCCGACGTTGTACCCTTGCCTAATCCACCTAACGGCGCCTTGGTGCGTTCAGTTGAAGTACGAAGCCTTTCAATTTCTTTTTGAAGCGCAGTTGTTGTGCGTTCAAGTTTTAAAAATTCGCGTCGGTTGTTTGACGCGGAACGCGCTAAGGACCCTATTTTTTTCGCGGTAACTTGTGCGCTTGAACCGATACGGGCCTGAACTTTTTCGGTAGTTACACCAACTTGGTTAAGTGCCGATAAGTCTTTTTCGGCGGTTCGTATTTGTGAACTGTCAGCAAGTAGTTCGACTGTTGCGCGCATTATTGACCTCGATTTATCTTTATTAGTGCGACCAACGTTTCAAATTCTTGACGCGTTGGTTCTATTCTTTTCATACTAAAATATGACTGAAGTTCAACAATACCGACACCGAACCATGTCAGATCGGCATACCAGTTATAAAGATATGTTAATTCATCGGGGAAGGGCAACACCTCGTACTCACGTTTTATTATCCCCGATTTTTTTAACTGATCATAATGGCTCTGTCGTGTGATCGGCTTTTTTGCTTTGGCGTCAACGAATCCTTTCAACCATGTCGACCGATCGACATACGCGATCAACTTCCCTGCTAGATCGTCATAAAATTTATAGCGTTGCTTGCGGTCTTGTCGATAAAGTCAACCAGGGCGCGCGGGAATGTTTTTATTGCGTGCACTTTGTTTTCAAGATTACATTCGTCATCAAATGACCAATCAACGATTAGACAGGCGACAAGCTCGTTTGTATCGACTTTTTCACCCTTAGCGGCTTTACGAAATTGTTCAAGTTTAACGTCGTTGAACTCATCAGAATCCGTAGGCAATACATCAATCCATTGGCCAGCTAAACTGACGCGCTTATCGCCGAGCCGCAAAGTAAAACTGTTAAGATCGATCCGTATAGGCTGGGCGCGTTCCTTAGTGGAATCAAGTTCTGTTATTTTCATTTTATACTACCGTCCGATCAATTATAATATTTGACAACGCCGCCGGGTCGTAAAGTGCTTGAAAGTCAAGGGAAATTGTCACGCTACCATCGCCCGACACATCAGGTTGACCCGAGCCATACTTAACATTTGGTAATGCAAATCGTAACGTGTCCCCCGCTTCACTTACCAAGTTAAAATCTAATGATGTCGAGGTTTCATTTATAAATTTATTCATTAGAGACACGCTTTCAAAATATGCGGTGACTGACCCCGAAACGTTTGATCTTCCGATCGTGTTACCGGCGGTAATTGCCGAACCCACAACAAAATTGGGCTCGATACTGTTTTCAATCGTCATGTCAATACTAGTGACGATCCCGATCGGGCTACCACCTTCCAATATTGTACCGCTGAACGAATCAAACGGACAGCCGCCTTGTGGTGTGCTGTATGTTGCACCCGCGACGATTGTATTCGACGGGTCTTGATCAGCCCCTATGACCCCAAACGAAGCCGTGACGATTGCATTCGGGGCAACTGTCAAGTTAAACGTGTTAATCTCGCACCCACTGTAGCGAATAAACTCGTTAATGTCTGAAAATCGGCGTTCAATTGTAAAGCTTCGGCGTATAACGCCCGCAAGTAGTCTGTCAGTACCCGCCTGTGGGTCATCAACAACCCATGTTCCACATGCGGCGGCTTCAAGAAGATCATCAAAATCGGTAAATGTTAACTCACTTGAAACGTCACCGCCAACCTGCTTGTTACCGTGACGAAAACAGGCGATCTGTCTATCACTTCGCAATTCTTCAGATTGCAAGTTATCCTTTGTTAGTCCTAACGTTGTGCCAGTGTTGCGCAACGGTTTGAACGCTGGGGTTGTTGGGGTTATACCGAATGTTGCCTCGGCAATATATGCCATTGAATGATTGGAACCGCTTGCAAATGCCATCTTAAAGACCTCTTATATGTGAATTATACGCTATTGTAACGGGTGCAAAAAACCATTGCTCGTTGTCACGGGTTGTGCCTATTCCGATCGATGTAACGCGAACGCTAACCCCGTCAACTGTTAAATATGCACCACGAACAAATGATTGATATGTTCGTTCAATTTCGTCCGCCGCCCGCAACGTTGGAAAGTCGGTTTTTTCTTTGGGGGTATATATGGAAACTTGCATTATACCTGTATGTCTATCGTAACCGTCTGGACCCAAACTAGCAACTGTGGGCTGGTTGGGTATTATACTCACCCTCGCATGATTTTGGTTAGGTCGTGTAATATATTTTTCATTTGGATAAACAACGTCAAAGCCCGCAAGTATTCCGCTAAGAGGGCCAGTTAATGCTTTTCGTATGGCCTCAAACTTCATGAATTTGACTCAACAATTTGGTCCCAAGATGCGACCGCCGCGCGGATCATACCATTAGGGGCCTGTTGTGAGAATCCACCGCTAGACCTAATTTCAAATTTACCCGTTCTTCGGTTTTTCGTACCTTTCATAACCGGGTCAGGGTATCCGCCAATTTCCAAAACTTCAATGTAAGGTAGGTTATTAAATAATAACGCCTTACCGCCCAAGTTTAATTTCTCCACCTGAGAATTAATATTCTCAAGCGAACCCGAGCCTGCCGCGTCTTCGGCGCGTTCAGCTTTATCCGTATTCTGATCACCAAGTTCAACAAAAAAGTTATTACGTGCACGGCCGGTTTCGGTCGGGGTTTTAATTACCGCCACAGAAAACAACGCAATAACAGACGACTGAAGTATTTCTTCAACGTCATCCATTGCCGCGTTGGTTGCAAGTTTTAACTGCTGGCTAAAACTACTCATTAAAAATCAACTCTTGAACTAGTATTTGATTATCGGGTGACTTTATCACGTTGATCGAATCTACGCGATCATTTCCGAAGTAGTCACCTGTTAAAATTTCACCACCTACCCAGTAACATGATCCGTAGGTTTTAGACACACTACCTTCCGAAATAACCTTTACGGGTAATATGGGTGTGATTGTCCCATTAAGTGAAAGGTTAACCGGGCTTTGAGATTCACCCGTTGCCGGGTTGATTGTACCCGATGACGAACGAGTAATTGAACCGGCGACCCCAAAAAAGTTGACTAATCCAATTGCTGTCAGTGCCGCGTCATTATAATCGAATTTGTCAGCCACGAATAAGACGCCCCATATTTCCCGAATTACCACCGACGCGCAACCCAATAAGATATTTATCAGCAAGTGGGTATCGTTTTATACCATAATACCCGGTCGATCCCTGGGCGTATTGCACTTCTTTTTCAAGCTGACCAAGTTTACTTTTATTTGTGATAATCGCGCCGGTATCGGTGTCAACGTCGGGTTGTATGTCGCTGATAAGTTGTCTATGCGCGTATTCTGCAATAGCGTTCATTAAGCCGGTGGGGAGTGTCGTGCTTGATAACGTTCGACCCTCGTTATCGGTAATGTCTTTACGCGGGAATGGCAACGACTGAATGTCAGAAACAATTACACCCCGCCAACGATTATTTAGATTTGCGTATTGTGTGGATATAATGATCGCCGCTTGTTTTTGCGAAATAGTAAACGGTAGGGGTACATTACGATCGGTAAAATAGTCATCCATATAACCAACCGTGATATATGCGTTTGCACCTGCGACAATTGCGCCGGTTTCAACAATAAAAGCCATTTATACGTACCCCTACACTGTTATATAAAAATCAATTGCGCCGTTTACGCATGTGTTGAATGTAGTACGCTTTAAACTCGCGACTACTTACCAGCGCGAACTTTCGCGGGTTCTGATTCTGATTCGGATTCGGATTCGGATTCGGATTCGGATTCGGATTCGGATTCATTTTTGACACCCTTGTTTTTAATTTTCATTAATGTCGCGAAATCAACATATTGACCTGGAACAAGGCCGTCTTCGTTTGTTTGAATTTCTTCGTCGTTTATCGGCATGGTTTACCCTCGTAAATAAACCCACATCACCGTTGATGTGGGTTTATGGTCATGATCATAATACTAGTTTATGACCAATTAGTTTGTGATTAAAAAGGAAAGTGGTACGTTTTTACGTTCAACAACACGATCCCAAGTCCCAGCAAGTCGCAATTCAGCAAGGGTATATGTGGCGTCCGCAGGGGCCGTACCAACCGCAAAACCGAACGGATGCAACAACCATGTCTTACGCTCCCATAACGTTTCAACACCGCCGCCGTTACCCTGTGAGGCGCCGCGATCAAGTTCGACCGGCGTTTTGGCTGAACCTTCGCCGTAACCAAATGCACCTTGACCGAATAACACCGTTGTATATTTAAACCCTGAAGTCGTCCCGGCGGTAACTGTCATACCATCATCAACAATCACAACCAAACCCATGTATGTAGGTATTGTTAATTTACCTTCCGAATCTGGCATGTACACAATGTCGTCATTTTTAACCATTCGACTCAATACTTGAGAATGTACACCCATCGACGTCAAATCGGTTGCGGCATCGCCCAGCGTGAAAACCGCGTCGGTGAACACATCACGATTAAATCGGGTGTCGGTAGTTACTCCACCGGTGGCATTAGCCGCAACATCAATTACCATGTCACTATTGTCATTCGCGATATTGTCCGCAAGTATGCCGTTTGATGATGCAAGAACGCGCCGTTGCCATTGCTTCATCCAGTACGTACCAAATCGGTTACGTACCTGTTGCATAGGGTCCGACCCTGCAATTTCGCCGGTCAGATCAGCACTTTTGTAACCCTGGTTAACATACGCTACGCGCGCGATCTGTCGACCAGCTTCGACTTTTTGAGGTGTTGCGCTATTCTCGCTATCGTCAGAATAGTTAGGTTCTGCAGATGCGTCTAAATCTTTCCAAAATGGAACGTTTAGAGTTTCGCCACCTTCGTTTGCTTTTGCTACTAATCCGGGATTACTAACAATTACTCCCGATTCGTAAAATGCTGTTTTTTCGGGGGAGTTTACCGCACCGTAGGTTTGGTATACCTCTGGTACAATTACGTCGCTTAGTTGTGTAATAGCCATGTTGTATGGACCTTATTTTGGTTTGAAAAGTTTATTAAATAGATCGGGGTTGCTCTTATGTAACGCAACGCGATCCGCTTCAGTATAATCTTCGGGTTTTTTGTCACCACCAACACCGCCAGTTGATCCCTTGCCCATCCCCCCGCTTGGCTGAAACTCAGCAATTAATGAAGGGTAGTTTTCGGGCAAGGCTTTTTTATAGTCGTCGAACGTTGTCGACGTAGCCTTGCCGTCATCGTCTAATATGAGTATATCACCATTTTCAGCAATGTCTAAGTCTAACGAAATTAATCTTGACAATTCGCGTTTAGTGGCGTCGGTCGCCAATGCTGAAAGTTCGGCAACAATTGCGCGTTTCTCTTTCAAACGGGTATCTTTTTGCAATGTTGAGAATTTACCCGCCCAATCCTTTTCGTTGGCTTCAAGTTTAATGCGCAAGTCTGCGATAATTTCATCACTTTGACCGTTCGCGCTCCTGTGGTCAAGTAAGCGCTTTTCTTCTTCGCGCTTGCGTGTGTCCTCTGCGGTAACTAACGCAGTGAGTCTGTCGGACTGTTCTGACATCTTGCGCTTAGTCTCAGTGTGATCACCTTGTAATCGATAGTGGGCCTTGAGTTGTTCAGCATAATCGACATGCACATATACGGTCAATTCACCCTCTTTAAACTCAACATAACTATTGGTCATAGCCTCGGGTATGTCAGCCTTGTTTTCATAACGTAATTTCATATTGTGAACCTCACAGTTTTTGGGGTGAACCACCCCATGTAGTATTTGGGCATTATTGCCCGGTTAAAAGTCGCTCGTTAATAATATCCTCTACCGAACCAACAAGTGCGCCGCCGCGTTTTAACTGACGAAGGGCCTCTTGATCAGTAATTAACCCAGCATCACGTTCGTTCGTTATAGCGCCGCGTTCTTGAGGGCTCAACTTCATAGCCGTAAATTCGCGGTTAATTGTGATTTTCGGGGTTGATTCAACACCCCGAAACATCGACGCATATTGCACCATGCGAGTCAAGGTTTTTTCAACGTTGGTCAATAGGTTTGATAATACCCCCGTTTCTTCGGCCGCGTCAATTGCGCGCCCGGTTGCGGTTTCGTCACCGCTTTGTCGCTCAGTGTCAAATATACCCCCCAGCGCTTCGATCTCTCGGGCGTTTTTATCCAGGTATACAAAATAGGCCGATGTTTCGGCCTTCCAATCTAATTGGCCAACCGTAGATCCTGTGGGTAATGGTATGTGTGCGGCGGGGCTAGAATCGATATAATCTAAGCCCGTCATTTCCTTGTACTGTTCAAAACTTTGGCTATCCCAGCCCGTTGAATACGTGATCGGGGCGCCGTTGTACCAAAGAACTTGTTTCATATCGGCGTTAATTTGGTAACGATACACCGCTTTGGTTGCGATACGATAAATATAACCGCAATCTTTTGGAATAACGCCTTTCGGGTAGTCACCCAGTTTGCAAAATTCAAACGGGATATATTTAAACATACCCGTTGTTGAAGTTGGGAACACCTTATCGGACCAAGTTTTACCACCGTTTGCGATCGTGTTTTCAGTATATCGTTGCTGGAAATAGTCACCGTTTTCGTCTAGGGCTAACAATAAATATGATGTAATATTTTCAGTTTCTAAACTACCCGTTAACGCAACGCGTTCTTGCTCTTTAAGAACGACATAGGCTAGTTGTAACACCCCATTTATGCGTTTAAAGTCCCAATTAACAATTGACTCGCGGGCGTATTGTTTTATCGAAGGACGAAGGTTTAACTTTTTTGCTGTGTCTATAAGTAGACGATTAGTATCAAAACCCAACGACGCTAGATCCGTATGTTCAGCAAGAAAACCACAGTACCTTACCGCTAACAATTCCGAACACGTTATTTTAATAAGCTCATCCATGCTCAAACCGTCGCCGTCTACGTCATCAAGCAACATCCGGTCAATACCTTCATATGTATTTTTTTGTCGAGTTATCGCCCCAATCAATGACTCTAATGTGTTTGCTGGGATGTTATCGTATTCCGCGCGCATAGCGTAAAGTTCGTAAATCGCTTCACGTTCTTTTTTAGGAATACTCACACTAACAGTGTTCGGCAAATACGTTAAAAGCTTAAGCGGTGATTTTATTACGGGCTCACCTTCGAGTGCGTCGCGCACTAACTGAACCGATGCGATTGTCAACGCATAGTTGGGGTGGGTACTATCAATGCCGTTTATCATATATCATTTATCCTGTTGAATGCTCGACGACCCGCCGTAGTTTGTGCCAATTGATCCAAATTCAAGGGCATATTTTGCAAGGATACCATTGAATCGAGTTTTAATCCCCCACTTAAAAACAAGTCGGCGCGTTTTTTGCCCAACGACTGATCAACAAACCAACGAGGTTGACTTTTTAACCATGCCCCGGCGGTTGTGCGGGCATCTATCATTTGAACAACTTCGACCCCGTCTTCAGTTGCACCCCCCTTCGATGGTCGCGTAACGTTTAACGGATTAAAACCTCTTGTTTTAAAAATGTAAACGCTTCGTTCATTGAAATGTAGCGGTAAACGTGGGTACTGCTCATCTTCAATATCATATTCGTTTAGATGGTTCGAAAAGCATATTGTCGACGTTACAATGTCAAGTGTTGCGAAGAATATTCTTTTTTGAATCACCTTTTTATTTTTTAAAGCGAATCTGTCACGAACTGCGTTCGTATGATGGTTTACGCCGGTCCTAACTAATGCTTCGGCGCGTCTAACCTGTTTACCCGTTAAAACACCACCTGAGTATTCTTTTGTTTTTCGGTTATACGTGCCTCGTAATCGTTGAACCATTGCGTCGACGGGCTGACCGTCACGAATACCACCCTGTACGATACCATTAACCGCACGAACCGTATCAGTTTGATTGTCATTGGTGAAATTAGCCCATCGCCCCGCGCGATCATTAACAGACATAATTGATTCAAGAGTATTAAACCGTTGGACTGAAATTAGTTTCTCATTTGGTGGTGTGTAATCGTCATAAAGATCAAGCATAAAATTGGCTTCGTCTTGCTTTAACGCCTCAAGTTGCCCGTTAAAATCAACCCATATTTTACCCCAATTTGTTTCAACATATCGACCAATCTCATTTATCAATTTGCGTTTTTCGCGGACGTTTAAGTTCTCATAACCGAGTAAAAACCCCCCAATCTCGCGACTGATTTGTTGCGCAGTTGGGTTTACGTATTCGCGCACCATAAACGACGCGAATCGTTGCAGTTGTACTTCGCGCCTAATCATTTCATCTAGAATATTATCCATATCGGCGTAACCTCGGCATATATAGGGGTTTTAATACAGGGTAGTCCTTCACAATAAAATAACCCATAGCGTCAAGCGGGTGATCATCCCCATTGGCCTTATCAGGTTTACCATGCTTGTCATAAGCTTGCTGTTCTAAGCATTTAGTCAGTTCGGGGCAACGTTTAACATTTACCAGGTAATTACGCTCGTTATTTGCATTACAAAAAGCTGAATTACAAGCCGTAACGCGGTCCTTCACCGATGGGTTTGACAGGTTGACGACTAGACTAAAACCAGCTTTAGACAACAACGCTAAATCATTTGTAGACGCGTTTACGGTTTGTCGATTAGCTCCCGACGCATCAGGATATACTACAATCTTATTTTTAGGGTATCGATCTTTTAATAGCTTAATCATAGCACCCGTATCGAACACCCCGGTAAACTCATTTACTGATCGTGGTTTACCGTCGCGCTTAACGTTGATGATTGCCGCCATGTTTTCAACGTTGAAGTCCATACCTACATATAGTCGTTCGCCGTCTTTTTCGACATCATCACAGTTGTTTAATTCGCGGTCAAATGCGCGGTACACTGTGCCTGACGTTAAGTTTACAAACTCACCTTCGACATAGGCCTCTAACAAAGCGGGCTCGTACTGGTCGCGCATATTATCAATATAACCGTCAGGTAAATGTGGGTTTGAATACGTGGGCGCTTGTATGATTACATGCCCTTTTCGCGGTTTACTTTTCCACGCTTCATATACGAAACGAAAACCCTCGGGGGTTGTTGTCACCCCGATCGTATTTATTGAGCCGTTGGGTTTCTTTTGACGATTACGTGATATGACCCGTCGCCAAACCTCGGCGGCGTCTTTTGCGCTCAATGTGTCAAGTTCGTCACAATCGGCGTCGGCATGTTCATAGCCGATTATTCTGTGGGGCGCGTCCATCGACCTGAATATGATCTCGCCGTAGTGCGGGATCACTATCTTGTTAAGTGGTGATTTATAAAGCCTGTATGCAATCCCCATCATTTCCAGCGCTTCTTCAAATCGGGGGAATGCTATTGTTCTGACAAGATCATAAGTGGGTAAATAAAACCCACGGTTTGTTGTTGGGTTTTGGATCTTACCGAGGATTGACCGTAGTATTGCCGCCCCGGTCTTACCTGCACCAAATCCAGCGACCATCGCGGGAAAAGGCGCGGTTGATGTAATGTATTCGTACTGAGGTCCTGTTGGCTCAACTATCGACATTAGGTTTTACAATATTGATCGTTATTGCCTGGGGTGATCCACTGTCGTCACCATCTGCCCGAGCTTCGCGGAACCCTGCCCTAGTCTTCGCCCAAAAGATTAGGGCGGGTATATTACCTTTCATTGCGTTACGATATAACACCCCGCCAATTTCACCGTTCGCAATCGCCAACGCATGATCTAGGTGATCACGGTAATGTTTACGCAATGTTTTAGGGTCAATCCCTAATATTGACGCAATTATTTCCTGTGGCGTACCAACAACGGCATGTTTTTTAACAATGTTTTTGGTTTTTTGCGTTGGGACATGCCCTGGCTTACGTACTCTTGGCACTGTGAACCTCACTATTAGCCGGTTTTATAATCGAGTATTAACAATCCTCGACTACGATAATATATTTTTTACAACGCGATCTTGTTGAAGTTAATACCCATGAGAACTTAAGTTTAGTTTCACCCCCTGCCAACCCTAAGCACATAGCCGAAATGACATTTCCGGTAACGGTGACCTGTTCAACCGTTACAAGTGGGTCCCCCACAACGACAACGGTTGCACTCACGATCAGATCACTTTTTAAGTAATCTGGATCAAGTGTAGTTGTGTAATTGTCGCGCTTGTCGACAATTAGCGGCCTTGCAAATCGTGTTAAGATTGTCACGGTCAACTCCTTACTTTACTGAGAAGGAAACGTTGCAACCAGGCTGTTTAACGTCGACGTTTCGTTTATTATATACGTCGGTGTCGTCAGCACGATCTCAGGGTTCAACGAGGGGTCAGGGTCGGCAACACCGGCGGTTAACGTTTCAATCAAACCCCCTATTTCCAACCTGGCCCCGTCGGCCTCACCTGTTGCGATAATCGTCGCCGCCCCTGCAGTTGCAATTACACCCGTTGCTGTACCCGCATTACCTGTATTTGAAGCGGTAAAGCTGGTAATAGTGTGTGAAACCAATACGGTCGCTCCATCTAATATTGACAGACTCGCACCCGCATAGTCACCCCCGAAATTACCCGCACGTAATAACGTTGCGGCGGCGTTTGAAATTGGCATTGTTTAACCCTCTTTATTTGTAGTTTATGTTATTTGATAAAAATATTTGATCGATATTACTTGATAAAAATATTTGGTCAATGTTTGTGTCACTATTAACGATCACTTCTAAACCACTAACTGTTGCAAATCCGTTTATTGTAAACAATGGTATCGTAAACGCACCCGTTGCGACGGGTTGTGGTAGCGTAACGCTGGCTGACCCGCTAATAGTCATTGTTGGGAATACTAGTATACCATTAATTATCGGTTGTGGTAATAGTGCACTCGCTGACCCTGCGATCGTAAAATGAGGTATTGTAAACGCGCCGTTTGCAATCGGTTGTGGTAGCGTGGCGCTTGCTGACCCTGCGATCGTAAATTGGGGTATCGTAAACGCGCCGTTTGCAATTGGTTGTGGTTGCGTAGCGCTCGCTGACCCTGCGATCGTAAATTGGGGTATCGTAAACGCGCCGGTGGCGACGTTCCCTGTTACCGTCGCACTTGCTGACCCTGCGATCGTAAATTGGGGTATTGTAAACGCACCATCGGCGATCGGTTGAGGTAGCGTGACGCTCGCCGACCCAGTGATCGTGAACTGGGGTATCGTAAACGCACCATCGGCGATCGGTTG